GACGTCGTCCTCGCTGTCCTCGTCTTCCGCGAAAGCGTCAGGTTCTTTGTAGGGATATGTTCCCTGGTACTGTCGCTGTGCATGAAAACCGGACTGGGTCCCGTAACCGAGACCCGTCCTTGCATCGTAATTGGGGAAGTTCGCAGGACCTCCCCCAATCGCCTCCCATAGACTGATCTTACGAGGCATTCGCCGTCGCAGGGCTCTGACCAGCGACATACAGAGAAGCCTCGCTGCCGAGCGCCATCCTTGTGGATGACGTGGAAGGGTCTCTTCCAGGCTGTGTGACGTCCGTGGATGCGCCAGTGTTCGCAATGCTGTTTGTTGGTGTGACACCGAACCCTTCTGGTGGTGCTCCCTGATCCCTTGGATCGGCAGAACCTGCACCGGGGCTAACAGGGTTGGGAACCCATGCAGAAGCCGGAAGGCCTCCTGCACCAGTAGCGACATCACCATAGACAGGTGGCTTGCGACGATCGTCAGTGGCATTTGCACCAAAGTCTCTGTCAACTGCACCTGTCTGCAGATTGTCTGAAGTCTCACCCTGTAGCAGGAGGTTTAGCGCCTCCTGCTTATATGTCGTGGACCCAGCTGTGCCGGCGTAGTCAGCCACGCCAGGCGCACCCGGGAACATTGACTGTAGACTCGCAGTGTCTGACGAGCCTGCACCCCTTGTGGTGGGAGTAACAGTAGAAATGGTCGGATGTGTGTATGTTGGCATGGCTAGATTCTCCTATTCCTCAGACGCTCTTCTTGATCTTTGCGCGAACCCTTGTCTTGGACTCGCGGATCTGACGAAGCTGTGCAACCAGCCTCTTCTCAGTCTCATCGAGCTGACGAAGGCGACGTGCACTCTCCTCGAGACCCTTGTAGTGGTTCTCGGCGTGCTTGACACCCTTGGCCTGCTCGTCAGCATCGAGCTCGTCTGTCTTAGCAGAGATCTCGTCTGACTCCTTCATCTTCCTCTTCTTGGCTTCTGCGACAATCCTCGCCTTCTCTTCTCTCACGATTCGGCGGAGGAGTGCGGGGGTTAGCTTGAGTGGTGCTGACATTGTATACCTCCGAGCGTTATTGCTCTTTTTCTATGTATTCAGTTGCAGATGGTGTTACCGGACAGGACGCTTATCAGAGAAAGCGAGGAGGGCCCAGTTGTTAGATCCCTCCATGAGATTTGGATCGACTCCTGTGTCGATCACGGGGTTTGCTGAGACCTGCGATGCCATCCCCGAGCGACCAGTCTCTCTCTGCTCCACGAGAGTGGTCGAGGCAGTGTCTGCAAATATCGATGCCATCACATCACTGCCGTTCGCAAGCTCCTTGTAACTCTCTTTCTGGACCGGGTTGGGTGCAGGCCTGTTCTGTGGAGGCTTTGGGACAGAAGTGGTTCGCTGCGCGTATGTCACAGTGTCGAGAGGTGATCTCCTGGTCTCAGTGACAGGTTGCGCTCTCTTCGGCTGTCTGTTCTCCTCTATTCTCTGTGAAGAGCCCTTCACGCCCTCCATGAGGATCTCAAGGAGACACTCCTTCACGATGCTCTTTATCTCATTACGATTCAACGCTTCCTCCAGTCGAGAATGTCATTGAATACCCTATCGATCCTGTCTGACTTTGTGAAGGTCCTATTGAGCGACCTTGGGTCGACCTTCTTCCCTTCGGCCATCATGAATGCGCCCGGTGTCGAAGGTTCTGCAACGAAGTCCCAACAGATGAGCTGGAAGTCGTCTTGTACGATCTGCGTGTCACCGTCTCTCTTGGTGGAACCTACTCCACGTGAAGATATGCCGAGAGTGACACCGGACTCGACCAGGCTCTGAAGTATCTTTCCCATCGGAGTGTCAAGTAGCTCGACTATGCCGTAGCAGATATCACCCTCCATGTAGGCCTCACGGATGATGTGGCTCACCTTCTTCAGCTCTACGACAGAAGAGTCCGGGTGGTCGCATTCACCGAGAGCACGATTCTCGCGGATGAACTTCTGATAGTTTCTGACCTCACGCTCGAGGATTGCACGGGGATACACTCTTCCGTTCTGGTTGAGTGTCTCTGACTTCTGTAGAATCCCTCTCATGATGACCTTGCCGCCGTTCTTGTCACGGCTCTCTTTGATCATCTCGGGTGTGTACGAGAATGCAGTCCACTCAGTGAGAAGCTTCATTGACTTTTCACTTGACATCTTCTTTCTCCTCTCTAGCTATCTCTTCTGCCATACGAGATAGCAACAGGTGTCTCGCAACATTCTCGTCCGTGATCTCGCTCTCGTTCAGTGACTTCACGTTCTCTATCACGGGTCTGATCTTCTCTGCGAGCACCTGGTTCGTGTTGGTTCTTGCAAAGTTCTCGAGGATCCTGACCGAATCTCTCTTGGTCTCTGACATGATCCTCTTTGACTCTCTCATATCTCTCTTTGCGAATGCCATCACAAGTGCAAGTTGCTTCTCGTTCAGGTCACTTCCGAACTTGCTTGCGACCTTCTCTCTCATGATCCTAACGGTCACACCGTTTACGTTCTCTGTCTTGAGAAGCTCAGGCAGGTTCTTTTCCGTCATGAGGATGCTTCGGGTCTTGTCTTCGTACGAGACGATGGTGGGGATATGAGCACTGCCGCCCTTTCTCCACTCGTTCAGCAGTGTCTGGACAGTTGCTAGATCACGATACTCGGGTATCTTGGTGTCGAAGAAGTGAGACTCATCCAGTCTCTTGTTTATTGCTGCAATGAGTTGACTCTTCTCTCTGTCAAGCGAGACAGGATCGTGTGTCTTTGCAGCTGTCCTTGCCTCGGTGAGGATGCGCTCAGCAAGTCTCTCTTCGCTGACCGTAGTCCTCAACAGGGCGTTGAAGAGCCTGAACTCTTTGTAGAGATGTGTGCCTTTCGCAAAGTGTTCCTTCACGATGCCCATCGCGACTTTTGCTTTCTCAGTCTCACCATCCACGAGTGATCTTGAGATGTAGCGAATGAGCTGCTCATAGATGAGAGCAACGTTGCGCTTCTTATTGTGTTTCGCTGTCTTGCTCATCTTATTCGTCTTCCCGTGATTCGTCATTTTCTGCAATGACTCCTCTGCCAGTTTGTCTATTTATCCGAGTCCCGTAAGACTTGAGAACTGAGTCAACTTCTGAAGTCATACGAGGTCGACTGGATGAGACTTTGTCTTCCAGCATGCTGCCGAGGAGTGAAGTTCCTATGCTTTCCGAGTCTGGGTCAGTGATATCGTACCCATAGGGCTTCTTTGATGTGGATTGCGGGTGATCGTCTATGGTCATCTCGAGGAAGCCGGGTATCGATGCCTTGCTGTTCGAGCTTCTGCGACTCTTGCGACCGATGTTGCCGCCGAAAGCGTTCTTTGCCTCTCTTGTCGTGAAGTGATTCGCCTTGATCGGGAGGCCGTCGTCTTCCCCGAGAAGGTTTCCGGTCTTGAAGTCTCCTGCGAACAATCCTCCGGCATCGCCACCAGCGTCGCCGCCGGCCTCTGCTCCACCAGCATCTCCTCCTGCAGCCTCTTCTCCTCCACCCCCGAGTTCGCCGCCTCCTCCTGCTGCCTCCTCACCACCTTCACCACCCTCGGGCTTCGATGCCTCGACCTCGAGGTCCTCCACCTTGTCAGCCTTCCTGCCCTGCTTGACTTTCTCTATCTCCTCGTCAGTTAGACCGAGGATGTTCTTCCTAATCCAAGATCTGTCAACTGCACCTTCGGGAGCAGCACCAGCAATCTCGAACTTTGTCTTGATAAGTTCGAGTTTCTGCAACTGGGCGACAGATGAGGGATTATTGAGAGCAAGTGTGAAGTTGAGAAGATCCTCGTCTGTGAAACCGTGAGAGTACAAGTGGATCATCGCGATCTTGTTCAACTCTGAGACGACAACCTTCTGGATTCTTGCAATTGTCCTCGAGAAACGAATGTCTTCCTGTGCGAGTGTGGCCTTCGCGCCGATCTCTTCGTCGTAACCGAGATACGCTTTCGGGATCTTCAGGGCCGCGAACAACTTCTTTTGGATGTACTGTACGTCCTCGATTGCTGCTGCGTTCTGTCCACCTGCAAGAGTGTCTATCTTTGTTCCGGACTCTCCACCTCTCACTGGGATGAAGTAGTCATCCAGTGCGCTCATTGGATTGTAGCGAAGGTCCATCTTTCCGGTGGACTTGTCTACGACCTGATTACGCTTCAGGCTTGTCTGTGCCTGCTGCATGTAGTTCTCGATCTCTTCAGGAGGAACGTTGCCCACGTCGATGTAGAACACCCTTCTCTCTGGTGCACGGACAATCCTGTAGACCATCATCGCGTCCTCGATAAGGATCAGCTGACGCCATATTCTGCGAGCAGACTCAAGGACTGACGCGCCGTAAGGAAGAAACGCGTCATTGCCGAGAAGACGGAAGTGGGTCACCTGCCAGTTCTCGAGGATCGAGTTTCCTCGGGTGATCCAGCGGAACCTGACTGCCATCGGATCCTTTGGATCGTAGCCCTCTTCTCTCTCCATCTCAGCGATTGGGATGGGGTACGCGTTGACGACTCCGTACTGTGGATTGACGTCCATGAACAGGAAGAAGTCACCGTACTTGCAGAGGTTCCTGATCCACATCGGGAGGTTGAAGTCCACGTTGAGAACGTCGTAGAAGAGATTGTTGAGAAGATCCCTTACGATCCTGTCCTCGGAGTAGATGTGGAGGACTCTTCCGGTGTCATCCTGAGATGCAGTTTCTTCCGCGTAGATGTCGAGTGCAGAGGCAATCTCTGGTGTCGCTTCCATCTCTGAGAAGTCGGAGTATCTCGACATACGATCGTATGCACCGTATGCAGATACCGTACTTGCATACACGTCTGAGACATTCCTGCGGAATAGCTCGTACGCGGAGGAGGCTGTCGGCTCTGTGTAGTCCTTGACCTTGCGTCTGATAACGGGGCCGGACCTAAAGAGCTTCGTCAGTCTCGCAAATAGATTCTGTTGCTGTTTTGCCATGAGACTATTTTATCACCTCTGCCTGTCAGTAACCATCAGCGATACATCCACATGAGTTCAGGTGGGATCGGAGAGTCTCCGCTTTCGAAGAACCTCGTGTCGTAATTCACGGGTTTCATGGGATTCACGTTCCCCGTGAAGATTGGCTGTGGTAGCGTAGTTGTCTTGTTGACTGAGAACCCATTCAGCATTGCCTTGTACGCGTCGCTGTTAGAGCTTCCCTTGTTCGAAGGATCGAAGAGACTGCACCCGATTGCAGCTGCAAGCACGAGGTCGTCGTGGAATCCTTTCTGCGCCTTGGGAGAATCACCTAACCAGACGAAAGTCTTGAGCTCGTCAACCAGGCGACTGGAGTAGATCCTGACGTTTCCGAGGCGGATGTACTCTTCGAACTTGGTCAGGGTTGGGCCCCTCGAAGAACCGTTGGTGTTGAAACCGTACTTCCCGATGGGAATCTCTACCGCGTAGAGATAGCGCTTGTCGTTGATGTGCAGGTTCGGGTAGCCCATGTCACGAAGTTTCGTGATAGTGGCAAACCCGTACGTGTTGTTCTCAGGACAGACCAGTGCCTTGTTGTATCGAAGGCCTATCTCGTTAATGAGAATGCCGAACTGGTCAGGTGGGACTTTCCCTCTGAACTCACAGACCTGCTCAGAGTCGTTGATGTCAAAAACTTGAACGGTGGAGTAGTCGTTGGAGTCTCCTCTTGCAACGTCTGCAGAGAGGACGTACTTGTGATCAGGGACGGGATACTTCCAGACCCAGACACCCTTGTCCGGTCCCCACGTCTCAAGAGGCTGTCTACAGCCCATTCTCACTTTTTCGAGGTCTTCTGCACCGAGGAACGTGTCACCAGAGGAGGCAAAGTCACAGAGAAGCTCCTGTGCAATCTGCTTCCTCGTCATGTTCTTCGATTCGTTGTCGAACCAGTTCTGGTCTCTTTCCGGATGCACGTCCCACATGAGCTTGATGGGGTGGAATGCAGACTTCTCTTCCTCCGCATCGACCCACAGCCGGTGGTACTGGTTTCCTACACCGTTTGGCGTGCTGAGGACAATGGCAGAACCACCCGTTGACAGCGTGGGATAGAGACCCTTCCAGAGCTCGTCAAAGTTTCTAATGAATGCTGCCTCGTCGATGATCAGCAACGAAAGTGCTTCTGATCGACCTGCATCTTCCGAGGTTGGGACTGATTTGACAATCGATCCGTTCGAGAACTCTATCGAAGTCTTTGTCTCTGAGACTATGTCTGGGACGACCAGCCACTTTGGGAGGCCCTCCAACATTGTCTTCACCTTGCGGACGAAGTTCGTGGCGACCGCCATCTTCGTTGCAATGACAAGAACGTTCTTTTCCCTGTAGAACATTGCTCTCCACAGGGCAAACGCGGCCGTGATTGTGGAGAGACCCAGCTGTCGACTCTTCAGAACAATGTTGAACCTGTGCTTTGCGAAGTCACGCATACACTCGTCCTGAAAGGGATACGTCTTGAACGGAATCAAGCCCCTTTCAGCGTGTGATATCTTGAGGTACTTGTTCGTGAAGTAGACGGGATCCTTCCCGCATCTCACGATCTCCTCAAGCTGTGCGGCCTTCGATACAGGCATTACTTCACTTCGTAGGTGACGTGTCTTCTGTAATACGCGATCTTGCGGGGCGACATTGCTGAAGCCGAGATGATCTCGACATTGTCATTGCTGCCCAGCTCCTTGATCTTCAGCGACTTGCCATAGAGCTCAGAGTACTTTGGCTTCACCTTCGAAATGCAGTCGTTGATCATCGTCACAGATCGCTCTGTCTCTCTCTTGGTCTGCTCACGAAGTGAATACTCTTCGGCAAAATGCACGACGCTCGTGTATGTCACGATGAGGTTCTCGCCGATGTACTTGTGTTTCACAGACGTGCTGCCATCTGAGGTGCCACACACTGTGTCGAATGCCTGGGAAAGGGCAGAAAGCTGTCTAGCGTCCATCGAATCTCCTACTGAGTAAATAGTACCTCTGCGTCTCTATCTCACTTCTCTCAGCAATAACTATTGAGATATCTTCAGCACTGGGTCGCCAGCCCTCGTTCCATCTCATCATATTCTTCTCGACAAGGTCATCTTCACAGGCGCGACAGCACCCACGTCGTCTGTAAGATTCTGCAGACATGGAGTTGCCAATCACTGAACTACAGAAAGGGCACCACATTGGAACTTCTGGAGGTGATGCCCTGTTATAGACAGGGTGTTTCCCTCGTAGATTACTCAAAGTTGACATGTGAGTCCTTGCCGTTGTGAGTAATCTCTACCATCGTATCGACAGCCTCTTTCACTGCGTCAACGTGAGATATCACGAGGATTGTCTTGAAGTACCTCTTGAGGCTACCGAGTAGTCTATTGCATGCCTCGACGTTAGTATCATCCAGTGCACCGAAACCCTCGTCTATCACAAGAATGTCTGACTTCGGAAGTGCAGAGACGTTGGTGAGAGCAACGCGGAT